GACCTGTTCTACCAGATCGCGATGCTGGAAGCCGAGAAGGACTTCTGGGACTGCGTCGTAACGGGTCGGACGCCAGGCACGCCCACGGTTGAGATCCCGCTGATCGAGCGGATCAAGGTCGTCGACATGTCGACCAACAACGAGTGGTCCGATCTGGCGTTCACGATGTTGAGCACCAAACCGTCTGTCGACAAGCACGACAAGGCGAAGAAGGCGCTGAAGAAGCTGTTCCCGAAGGACGCCAAGTCCGCGGCGGGCAAGGGCGTCACCATCAACCTGTCCGCTGACGGCAAGCAGCTCATCAAGTTCGACGAGCAGGCGATCAGGGAGGCTGTCGCTCAGGCAGCCAACCTGCCGCCCCCGCCGCCCGAAGAGCCGAAGGCCAAGCCGGCGCGTGCCCCGCGCAAGAAGGCCGCGGCGAACAGCAACGAGAAACCTGCCGCGAACGCGGCATAAGGAGAAGAGAGATGACTGAACAGTCCAACAGGCTTGCGATCTGGAACGCCGTCGAGCAGACCGATCCGGATTACACCAAGTCCTTCAACCGCGGCGGCGGCTTCAAGGGCACGTCGACCAACGCCACCTACCTGGCGAAGAAGGCAACGAACCAGTTCGGCCCGATCGGCATCGGCTGGGGATACAACGTCATCGACGAGACCTACCAGCCCGGCCAGGACAAGGACATCATCCACGTCGTCCGGATCAAGCTCTGGTACGAGTGGAACGGCAAGCGCGGCGAGATCGAGCACTTCGGTCAGACCCAGTTCGTCGGCAAAAACAAGAACGGCTACTACACCGACGAAGAGGCGCCGAAGAAGTCGCTGACCGACGCCGTGTCGAAGTGCCTGAGCCTGCTCGGTTTCGCGGCCGACATCCACCTCGGCATGTACGACGACAACCGCTACGTCAACGATCTGAAGCGGAACTTCGGCGACGAGTTCGACGAGCGCCCAGCCAACAACGACAACCAGCGCGACGATCGGCAGCAGCAGCCGAGCGACAAGGCGATCGAGGACCTGATCATCAGCCTCGAAGGCAAGATCCGCGATTGCAAAACGATCGCTGACGTCACCGACCTCATGAACAGCAAGGACATGAAGGACGGGATGAAGGATCTGACCAAGGCCGAGATCGACGATCTGCGGGCCTTCGCGACCCAGCGCCTGAAGGACCTCGGGTGGTCCAAGCCGGCCAAGGGCGAGCAGGCCGAAGCGGCGAATGGCTAACGCCAGAGCTGACGCCTACTGCGAGCTGGCGCTCTGGGGGATTGGTTTCTCCCGGAGCCCAAGCGGGCTTCGGCACTGGTGGGCCGATGAGGCCGTCCGGCGCGAGCTGTACGGCCTTTCGCAGGAGCAGATCGACACTCTGATCGAGGCCTGCCGCAAGCGCATCGCCGATCTTGGCGAGATCGAAGAGGACGCTCCGGAAGAGCCCGTGAAGAAGAAATCCAAATCCAAGACGCGGCGCCGGGCCGCAATCTGAGGACGTGATGGCACACAAACTGGACTCGATAGCGAGAGCTATCAGAGCGCTGACCTACTCCGAGACCGAGGAGGTCTCCAAAGAGCTGCGCGACATGGTCAAGGGTCGCATGGAAGATGGCGACACGCTGCATTTCGACATCTTGGAGACCCGCGACTGGATGGAGCTGCTGCAGGATTGGGCCGAATACCAGTTGGAGGACAAGTGAGTAAGGCCAACAAGTCCAAGAGCCAGTGGATCCTGGTCCGCAAGGTGGACGGCGCGCTGGTCGCTCATGCTCCTTACGACGTGGCGATGTTCGAGCGCTTTCCAGAGAACGTCCCTCTCCGGATCCAGCTCGCTCAGCCTCGCAGCGGCCCAAGGCACCGCCTGTACCGAGTGATCCTGCGCATCGTCGCGGAGAACAACCGGTTCTATTCGACCGAAGATGCCCTGCACAAAAGCCTGCTGGTCGCGTGCGGCGTCGTCGAACCGGTCATCACGCTGACCGGAGAGATCATCTTCGTTCCCTCCTCCACCGCCTTCGAGGCGATGCCCGAGGAGGAGTTCAAGATCTACTTCGACAAGGCCATGGAGCTGATCAGCACCACGGTCATCCCCGATCTCGATCTGGACGAGCTGATGAAAGAGGCTCGTTCGCAATCAAATTACAAGGAGGCCGCGTAATGGCAGACGTTGTGGAAGGCGAACCGCGAAACAGTCAGGAGTGGTTCGGCTCGTATATGGATGAGGATGGCATCGTCACCGACGTGCTGAAGCGCGTCACGGCTGATGCCGAGGCGGTCAAGCGCTGGACGGATACCTGGAGTTGGAAGACGCCTCTGTGGGGCCGCGGCTTCAAGCTCGATCGCAGCGCGCCGGATCATGCCGGTTGCCTGATGTTCGCCGGCATGGCGATCCGGAACTTCTACGGCCTGTGGCATGCGAGCAACCCGCACACCGCGTTTGGCACCGACGAGGATCTGGAGATCACGGGCGGTATCGTCACCGATCCGCGCCACCCGGACAACGTCTCGGGCCGGATCATCGACCGGGTCAAGGCCGAGCTGCAGAAGCTGGTGCCGGAGGCGGCATGAAGCTGATCTTCGTGCGGCCGATCATCTGCGAGGAGACGGGGTACTACGGCGGCGCGTTCTGCTGCGTAGCCCCGTCCGAGAGGGTCGCCTTCAAGATGCTTGAGAGGCGGATCGCTGACGGCAAGATTAAGAGGAGATCCTATGAATCCCGCTGATCTCGCCACCCTCGCGGTCAACAGCATGAACGCGGCGACCAAGCTGGGCCTCCCGATGAAGGAGGCTCACGTCCTGGTCACCACGCCAAAGGGCTGGAAGGCACCCCCGAAATTCCCCCGCGGGAAAATCGTCCAATGGAAAGAGGACGGCTCCCGCATCCGATACCTGCCGGCAATGAACCTGCTGGCCTGGCTCGCCGCAAACGGCGTCGTCAAACTCAAATCCGAGGATCGAGATGACTATCGCATTGAAACTTGATGCCGGCGCTGTCGCCAAACTGTTCGCTTCCGATGACGCCAAGCTGGACCTGCAGCAGGCTGTCATCGCAGAGATCTGCCGCCGCCTGTTCGAGAACTACATCAGCAAGGACGTCCTCAAGATCATCCAGGCCGTGTTCGGCGGCGAGGCCAACACCCTGATCGACATGATCAAGGAAAACGAGACCTTCAAGGCTCGCTTCGAGAAGATGTTCGAGGCCGCCCTGGTCAACGTCAAGAAGGATGCTTGGCGCGGCGACTCCTACACCCTCAAGCCCGAGGCCAAGAAGAAGCTGGACGAGGCGCTGAAGACCCAGACCGACCAGCTGATGAAGGACTACGGCATCACGGGTGAACAGATGATCCTGGCAGCCGCGAACGCCGCGTTCGAACGGGTCAGCGAGAAGGCGATGGCCAACATCGACGACCGCATCAACCGCAAGATCACCGCCATCACCAACGAGGAGATCGACCGGAGGGTCGAAGTCGCTCTGCGGACCGCACTGAAGGTGGCCAAGGCATGAGGAGCATCGAGATCAAGCACCTCAAGATCATCGGCGAGGATGGATCCTGCATCAAAGCCCACGAGGACAACATGGGCGAACCTTACCGTTCCGGGGTCTCGATCTGGATTTCAGGGGACGTCAACAACGAGAGCGGGTCCGGCGTCTTCCTCCAGACCTACGACCTCGACACCCTGATCGCTGGCCTCCAGGCAATACGGAAAACGTTACGATGAACCCGAAATACCTACCAACCACGATCGACGGCAAGATCGACCGTCTCGTCGAGGAAAGCGGCGAGGTCACGGAGGTGATCGGCAGGGTGCTCCGGATCGTCGGCAAGACCGGCAGATTCGGGCTGACCAGCGCTCACCCGGAAGGCGGCCCGAACAACGCCGCCTTGATGCTGTCGGAGCTGGCGGACCTGAGACACGCCATCTCAGCCGTCGAGAACGGCTGCATCACCGACCACGCCAAGATCGTCATCCACGAGCCCGGCGGCCGGAATGAGTTGGTCTGGACCAGCGAACTGCTCTCGACCAAAGAGCTGCGCGAGCTGCTCGGCGACGAGGATACGACCGACGAACAGTTCAACTCCGAGCACAAGGTGATCGGGGTGTGCGCCGGCCAGTGGCATCGCGAGGGTCTGGATTGGCGCCTCTACAAAGATCCGGAGTGGGACGATGCGTAAACCTCGCATGTCAAAGGCCCAGCTGGAGTTCATGAAGGAGCACCTGCCGGCCTATCTCAACTGGCTCAATGCGACCGGACATGCTGTCGGCATCAAGATGCAGCCATGGCAGAAGGTGATCGTCGAAGCGTTGATCCGC